CATTTTGATAAAAAATTATTACATCAAGAGCTAAGTTCTCTAGTTTATCAGTTTGATCAAACTACTTTATTAAAATTACGAAATCTTTCCGAAAATTATTATAAAAATTCTTCCGAAGAAAGAAAAACACAAAAAACTAATATGAAAAATTATCTTCAGAAAATTTCTCGACAAATCACTTATGCCGAAGCTCCCAAATTTACCGAAGAATCAGATTTAGATAATTTATTTATTACATGTGCTGTTGAAAGAGGTAAAAAAGAGCGTGAATATTGTCATAAGAAAAAATTATTAATTGAGGAAGATAAATTGAACGAACTTATCGAAATATTTATCGATGATTTAGTCAATCCCATTAAAAGAGATTATTTATTAAATTCTATTTTAATAAATAATATTCAAAATTATTTTCAGTTTGAAAAAAGAAAAGATGAAGAAATATATGTTAAGTTTGAATAATGACAGAAACCGAAGGAACATTTGAGGTAATTGATTTTGATGAAGATGATGAACCGGAATTGGAAAAAAAGAAACCGGATGATCTCTCCTCAGCTATCATGGGATTTTTCTCCACTTTAAATCTTAAATTATTACTATTCATTTTCTTATTATTCATTTTTATTACCAGTGATATTTTCGTAAATAAAATTTTAGGTCGAATTGATGGGGCCACTCAACATCGTGAACCGACAGGTAAAGGAACATTTATTCAAGGATTTTTCCTGGCCTTTTTCTACATGATTTTAGATTTAGTGATCAAGCTTGGATTTATCTAAAGTGTAAAATTTGTACAAATTTTACGGTAATAAATATAAAGTTACAGTAAATACTTTGGACAAGAAATACAATCATATTTTTTTCCAAATTTTTTCCAAGTAGTATAAGTTTGACAATTTCCACAAAATTTATTAAAAATCAAAACCAAATCCATCAATTCCTTTTTCTTAATGGATTTATCAATAGATTTATCGACAAATTTAATCAAAATATTAGTTTTATGATTATAAACTCGATATTCTCCGCATTTTGGACAACTTAAAGTTTCTTTATCAAACTTAAGCTCGGCCATTTCACATTTAAATCGAGTTTGTTTCTGACATTTGTGACAAAAAATATAACATCTGGGAATTCCGCTATTATGTACACTTTCAATTTCTAGATAAATGTTATTGATGTCCGACACTTCCATTCAATATAATCATAAAAAATAATTTCGAAATTGTAAATCATTAGATTTGTAAATTTCACAGAAATCGTAAATCATTAGATTTACACGTTTAATCTTCTTCAGATTCGGAAGAGAATTCACTATCAGAACCATCGTTAAGTTGATCGGAAATGTTGTATGTAAAATTATTATTTTCATGAAATAAATTATTTAACCAATAATAAATAAATTCAGATTCAATACGGTTGTTAGCTCCATCAATATTAATTTTACCACTGGGAAATATTTTAATAGTAGTTCTTTTATCTTTCTTAGCGTTGTTGGGAGTTTTAACTTTAATCAAAAATCCTGGATATTTTTCCGGATCATATTTAATATGCGAAAGTAAATTGTCTTTAGAACGAACAAAGAATTTTTCTAAATCTTCTAAATATTCCTTTAAAGAAAATCTAATAATTTTTTTAATAATATTATTGCTTAAATTAATCATATGATTATCTCTGACAATATTAGCAAAATTGATAATCCTTTGATATATTTCATTAGTTGGGATTTTCTTAATTTGATTAAGCAATTTTCTGAAATCTACGAAAAGATTTTTGACATTTTTGGAATCTTTTAGATGGTTTTTATATTCCACTGCAGAAATACACAAATCTTGATTGCGAACTTCCGTGGCATCTAAAAATTCCATCCATCCCACAGAATTGGGACTATTTTCGATTCCTTCAAAAATGGGATCAATAATGAATCCTTCAATATCTTCAAATCTGGTATTTAGCAAATTTTGAAAATGTTCTACACAATATTTTTGCAGTTTTTTAATGTCAATCTTTTTATCGTCCTTTAAATGAAATTTATAATTCCTCATCACAGAAAATAAACTTTTGATTTCTATTTTTTCTAAAAAATAGCTCTCAAGATATTCACATAATTTGTCTAATGGATTAATAACATCTTCCAAATTTTCAGTTAAAACCCCTGGAATAGTAAATTTACCATTGCGAAAAAGTTTTATCTTATATTCTTTAACAAATTTCTCATATTTTCCCTCTTTTCCCAGTAATTCTACAATAACGGAATTTTTGGAATGTTTGTCAGGAGTTAAAGGCTTAGGTCGGACAACATTTCCCAAAATTGTAAAACTAATTTGCGAATTAAATCCTGAGCCATCACCTTGATATTTTCTAGTTTTAACCGGTTTAGGTTTTTTCTTTCTTCCGCGATTGGATTTTCTTTCTTTGACTTCTGGTTTATAATCTTTAGATTTTATATGACCATAATTACTATCTATTCCAACTATTTCTCCGCTACATTCTAAAAGTCCAGTTAATTCTTCTTCATTATGCTGAACATTAGATAAAGATCCCTCAACTGTACAAGTACTATTTTCCATGGGTGAAAATAATTGCGGTATAGACTTATATTCTTTAAGCCTATTCTCTTTGTCCCCGGCAAAGATGTCCATAATTATTTTCAAAACTCTAATTTTAATTTTGATAATTTTATATTAAATAAGAAAATTCTATTCTTTAAATATAAAATAAAGTATTTTCAATTTTTCTTCTAAACTTCTGAAAATGTCGACTGGTGGAATATTTATTTTACAAACTAACGGTGAGAAAATGTCTAATCCTATTAAAAAAAATCAAGAAATTTCCGCCAATGAAATCATCCCGGGCTTATGGTTGGGAAATGAAGAATCTTCACAAAATGAAAATTTCATAAAAAAAGCTAAGATTTCCGTAATCGTCAATGTTACAAAACACATCCCATGCAAATGGAGTCGAAGCAATATCGGATATTATCAAATTCCCGTAAATGATCCTGGTCCTGGAGCTGAGTTAGATCAAGAGGATAATCAAGTCATGATAAGAGAATTGCCTTTTGTTTTGGAATATATTAATTTAAATCTTTCTCGCGGAAATAATATTTTAGTGCATTGCCACGCTGGAATTCAAAGAAGTGCCACTATTGTTTTAGCTTATCTTATTAAATATATTTACATAAATCCCAAACCTCGAGATCGACTTAAATTTTCTTTGCGACACATCCTAAACAATCGACCAATTGTTTTTTATGGTGGAACAGCCATGAGTTTTAAACCCGTGATTATTAATTTTATGACTTCTTGATTTTGCTCAAAAAAATAAATGTACAAGTCTTAATCCTTTATCATTTGTAAACAGTTTTTAAGAAAAATTGTCTGTCTGAGTTCGTCGTCAAATTTAATTTGCTCGACCACATTCATAATTTCCTTTTCCGTAATTTGTTTTTTGTTATTAACTATGTGATTAATGACTATCATTTTTAAATCTTGAAAAGAATTAAATTCATCAGTATTCATAACAGGTTTGATCAGATTATTATCAACAGCAGTGATATTATAAATATATTCAATAGTAGTTATGTTGTCAGCAACCATTTTAATTATTTTAAGATTATCTTTATTTTCTAGACTTTCACTTATATATTTTTTGATTGATATTTCATCTTCAAGATCTTTTTCTTTATGTTCTTTTTCTTTGGATTCTTTTTTCCCGATAATTAGACCGACTTTTGAATGTTTGTTTATGTTAAAATTTAATTTATAACATTCCTGTGTACTATTTACTATTTTGGATTTATCTTGGTAGGGAATACCATTAAATATTTTTCGCCGATTAACGAAGTCGTGAAAATGAAATAAACAAACACTGATTTGATCTTGTGATTTAATTATCGGAACAAATATCGGATCATTGACGGCTTTGATATTTTCATCGTAAATATTGTCCAAGTAAACGATGATTTCATAACCCAAAGTAATTTTATCAAGAGTTTTTATTTCCAAGATTTTACTTTCTTCAAAATTACTTTCCATCTTAGCATAGGCGAATTTTATTTTGTTATTTTTCACTAAATATCCTGGCATAAAATAATTTTTATAGTGAGTTATTTCAGCTTCAACAGTCATATAATTTTCAAAAAGATAATTAGTCATTTCAGATAATTTATTAATGATTTCGAAATTTTGCTTACTTTCATGAATTAGATATATTTGATAATATTTTATGCCATACGACTTTTTATCAATCAACACATGACCTTGATAAAATGACCCGGTATGAGAATCAGCATTTCTTTCAACGCTATTGACTACTAAATCATATACATCACTATATTGTTTTTTCATATTTTTAAAGAATTTAAAGATGTTTTGACATTTCCATTTACCCTTTTTATAATTCGGCTTTCGATTATAATTTTCAGTATAGGGCTCTGAAATTTCATAAAATATTTCTGAGATTATTTCAAATAATTTCTGACATTCTCTAATATATTTTATGATCAGCATAATAATTTTATATTTTAAGCTAATAATTATATATTCCTGATTTTCTTCAAGTGATCGAGTATTTTTGTAATTATGACTTTTTCCATCATGTAAATGTTTGGTTTTAATTTCCGAAAATGCTAATAACAATTTGCTGTGATATCTTTCTATTTTAATTTTGCAATGTAAAGCGTTTTTGTTATATTCCATTTTGCTAATTATGACATGTAATTACATATTTATAAATCAATTTTCATTTTAATAAACAATGTTATTATAATACACGACAAATGGATGGGGAAAATATTAATTTTGGTGAATTAGAAGAGAAATTATGGTTAGTAATGAAGGAAATAGACCGCCATGGCAATGAAAATGGATATAATATATTTTATGATAAAATAGATAAATTATCCAGCAATTTACTCGATCATATCTATAGTGTTGAAAATGTGTATCAAGTTAAATCGAAACAAAGACATACACTAATGAAATCTCACACAGGAAATTTCAAAAATAATAATGTAGCGAAAACAGCTTTATATTTGGGCAAAATACGTGCTTTAATTAGATTAATTGATATTAATAATGTGGATAAAGTTTATATTACGGATATGAAAAACTTTATATCAGTTATTGATGATAATATCAAAGTATTGAAGATGAATTTTTTTAATGATGAGAAGGAATATGAATTATTTAATGAATTTATTGGTATATATGAAGTAGATTTTTTGATAGGAAATGACAAACAATTAAAAGAATATAGATCAAAAATAAAAAATAAATTTCGAGAAAATATTGAAAATAGAAATAAAAGTGAATCACAATAATGTAAATAAATTATTGCAACGAAAAATGATTTTCTTTTTTGAAAAATATAATTATAAAATTAAAGTGGATAATGAATAAAGACGTTGATTTTGGTGAATTGGTGATGCGGTTACAATCAGTAAAAAAAGAAATTAAAATAATCTTGATGTAATTGGTCGTGATAGTTTTTATGCTGAAATATTCAGAATTTCTAAATATTTACTTAAACATATTATTGATTCAAAAAATATATCAGAATGTGAATATCGCATCAATAAGTTTGAAAACAGTAGAATATTAGATATCGCTGAACATTTATGTAAATTATATGCATTAATCCAGTTGATCGATGTAATGGGAAAAAATAAAGTTTATGTTGCAGACATGGAAAATTTTGTTAAGCTTATTGAAAAAAGTATTGAATTATTGAAAATAAATCTTTTTAATGGTGATGAAGATCATATGTTCAATCAACATATTATTTTATATATGGCTGAATTTTTGAAAAGAAAACAAAAGAAAACAGAATTAAATAAAGATAGATTAAAAAGAAATAAAATAAAAAAATCTGAGAATAAATCCGAAAAGGAAATAGAAACAAACTAAAGAAAAAATGATTTTCTTTTTTGAAAATATAACATAAACACAGATACAAAATTAAATATAAATTCAAACAAAGAGATTAAATGGAGATGGAAAAGAGAGTTTCGCTTTCAGAATTAATGGCGGATAATAATTATAGCGAGTTGGAGAAAACACCTTTGGATGTAGTTTCTTATGAAGAATTAGCACAATTTTTAACAGATGCTTGTATCGTTAAAGATGTTCGCTCTTTAAGAATTGTGATCGAAGGATTGGAATTTTGCGCAGGACACTCAGCACTTTACAAATTACTTCATTCATTTATGCACGCTCCTAACGAAAAAGGTTTTGAACATTTAAATAAAGATGAGATCTTTTGGGGATTATTCATTAGTGTTCTTTTTAGAAATTATAAATTAGCTAATTATTTTGCTGGCATTAATACTGATTTTGATGTTGCGTTAGATGGAATCATGACTATTATTTGTTCGGATAAAAAAGCTAACGAAGTTGCTAAAACATTTATTTCCAGAGTTATTGATATAGAAGAGGGTTGCAGCCCGGGTCTAAAAATGTCTCTTAAAACTTATGCTGATATGGCTGAAACTAAAAACCCCGAATTACATTTCATGTTAAGTTCTCTAATAAACATACAATTTTATTAAACTTTGCGGAAATAAATTTGCAAGATTTATAATTTTGATTTTATTTTTTTAATATTTATCAAATGAATTATTTGAGTTTGCTCGGAGGTGATGTTTTTCGAGAAATCTTAAAATATTTAAATGAATTTCAATTGATCAAATTTGCTTCGATTTCTAAAAAATATCGATCGATAATTTATGATAAAATAGATATTTTTAGAATTTCTTTACGAAGCATGATTGCCCGCGGAAAATATTTGGAAATGTCTTTATTTCCAATAGCTGATTTAGATTATAACGAATTGGTCTTTGCTATTGATTTAGCTTGTCATTTCAATCACCGACCAATGATTTTATTAATTTTATCTAGAATTAAACATGTTTCTAAAGAAACCGCTGGAGAAACCACAAAAACGGCTGAATTAATTAAAATGATTGAAGAATGTCGAGATGGTGTCTTCTATTTCAATAAAAATTACGATTTTAATATGAAAATGCGGAGTATTTACTTAAATATCGTTTTTCAACAATATGCGAAAGCTATTAATAATATCACTTTAATTATTATCAGAGAATATATCGAAAGTAAACATGAATTAACTCAGATCTCCGGTAATGAAAGATATCCCAAAAAATTTCGGGAAAAAATAAATTCAATGTTACAAAAAAATTTATTCACTCAAAATTGATTTTATGAAAAATCACACTGAAAATTTTTCTGATTGTCCTTTAAGGAAGTTTATTAAAGTTAGTTGAATGATGTTAAAATGATTTTGTAATTAAAAACCTCGGGAAATCTGCCAGAATTAACTTTTCATATAACTCAAAATAAAATTGAAATATAATATTTAAAAATTTTTAAATAAATTTATACATAATATTGCGATGAGTTATTTCCTTATGATTCCTGATGAAATTATTATAGTTATAATAATTTTTTTAGATTTTGAAGATAAGTTGCGATGTGCTCAAGTTGATAAAAGATTTTACAAGTTAGTCTACAAACCAGCATTTAAAATGCTAGAAGAATTTGAGATATTTAGAAAAATGGATTCCTCAAATCGATTTGATAAATATTGGCCAGTCTGTGATAATTACAGCTACGTTTCCAAATTAATGAGTGATTCAAAATATATTGAATTATTATTATTTCCTTTTGAATTAGTTGAACGATCTTGGCTTGCAATTTTACTCAATCAAGCTATGCTTACTCGAAAAGCAATTATATTTAAATCAACTTGGTCTAAAATTAGAATAATTCATATAGATCCCGAATTAAATCAAACTTTTGAAAAGGAAAAAATATTTATCGGAATGTGTATCAGATCTAAAGAAATTCCCGAAATATTTATTAAACGAAAGTTCGATGATCATCAGATCGGTAGATATGTTTATATTAGTGCTATTTACGAAAATTACCTAATGACTAATTACTTTATTCAAAAAATTGATAAACATGTTTTTGAAAATAAAATAATTGATCCAAATCTAGCAACCAATTTATTTGAAATAGTACGCTATGTTATGGAATTTGCCTCGCGAAATAATGCTGAATCTTTCTTAAAATATCGTGATTGTGCACATATCATGAAAAAATATTATTGGGAAATTTCTTTAGATTCAGCCATTCAAGCCAATAAATCAGAAAATATTAAATTGATTGAAAGTTTGGGGTGGAAATAATCATAATATTCGTATCACTTTGCATTTTTTTCCATTTATAAAATTGATCGATAAATTATACTTACAAATCATGGAATTTCTTAGTTATCATAATCTTGAAGATATTTTTAGTTACTTTAGTGAATTAGACAAAGTTAAGTTAGCGAGAGTTTCTAAACTTTTCCGAAAAATAATTTATAAAAATGCTGAAGAAAACATCAAGAAATATGACATTCAATTCCTAACACAAAATTTACGTTTCGTCGAGTTATCCATGTACTCGTTTAATATGCATGTTGATAGGTTGATTAATCTTTTTAAAGAGTCTTTCACTAATAGATCTCAACATCTATTTCGGTTATTATTATCCAAAATCACAAAAATAAAATCTGGAAGCAATATTAAAATTAAGAATAAATTAGAATTTATTAAGAAATGTTCTGAGGGTGATTTATTTTATTTCACCGGTCGTAATATGAAGTTATCAACAGATGATTTAATCTTCGGAATTTATATTAGTGTCTTTTGTCGACATTATAAAATGACAAAACATTTTACTGAAGAATTAGATAAAATCATTCAATCTAGTTTAGATATTTTACTATACCGCGCAACGAATAAACCTAAAGAATTAAACGAATTAGAAATTAATTTTGAAATAATTAAGAATAATTTATTAGTGATTGCTTGTCAAAAGGGTGATCAAGACCACTTTATAAAATTTTTAATCCATGATTTTGAAATCAAAAATTTACATGAAGGTATGATCGAAGCTTGTATTTCAGGCAATCTTCAAAATGTTCAATTAATATGCAATTTGGAAAGAGATAGAATAAAATATTTTCGAACACCTACTAGATCTGTAGGAAATTGGCTGGAAACTAAAGATTTATTGAAAGTTTTAGACATCGCTAAAAGAGAATTTCAACCAGAAATTATCAATTATCTTCAAACTCTCATAAAAGATGACACTTTCTTTAACCCACCAATTCAAACTTTTGATTCATTTACCCATCATAATTATCATCCCAGTGAAGGGTGTGGGCAGGAATCTAACAAAGTTGTTGATGATCAAGAGCTGAATAATTACATAATGTCTGACTTAACTTCTGAAACAGAAGAAGGTGATAATATTCACTACGATTCTTATGATATTAGATTTTGACGTATTAAAATATAAAAATTGAAACAATATTTTTTCATTCATAATCTTTCGATAAAATCTTTCGATAAAATCTTTCGATAAAATTTTTATTAAAAATTCAAAGATGGAAGATGGGGAATATAAAAATTGCGAAGAAGATAAAACAGTTTTGACTTTTCCTAAAAATGTTGGGAAATTGAGGGAGCTATTTGAGAAAGAATTTGCTGGGGAATCCTCAGCGAGTTTTGATTTTAGGATTCAATATTCAGTATTTCATCTTGAGGAAACTACTGCGAAATATGAAACATGGGTGATGAAATGTATTTTTGATACTAACGAAGAGGGACTTTATACTGTGGGAAATGTGGAATATAGTGAAAAAAATAAAATTAAATTTCGCTCATATAAAGGAAATTATCCGGAACGAACTATTACTCAAATCGGAGATATGAGGGGTCAATCCAATGATAAAAAATTATATATTATCGATTTATATCCAGATTTTGAACCCAAAAAATATAAAGGTGTTGTTTCGACTCGCGGACATGTATATCATAGATATTTGATTGATTTAGTCAGAAATATTGATTAACGCGATTAATCAAATCCTCGCAAATCATCGAAGGCTTCACCCATTTGATCAGGAGTGTAGTTGGATTTACCATGTTGATTTTTTTTCATGCGGGAATATAAAATGGCACTGGGGAAAAGTTCTAAAAATACACGAGACATTGGTCCAATATTGTAATGTTGCATAATTTCAGCGACGATAGTGGAGGTTTCATATTTCATTCTTCGCAATTTTGGGCGAATAGTATTGGGCCAGCCTGTTAAATCTGGAGAATAAGGACCGAATTTTCTGCGACCGTTAAAAAGCCATTCTAAGCCTTGTGCTGAAGCTAAAATAAATTCTGTTCCAAAAGAATTGCATCTTTTGCGATCATATTTTCTTCTTAATAATTTATGTGTTTTTTTGATATCTTCCAAATGTGAATCTCGATTAACTTCCTTAATTTTACTCAAATCAGCATTATCTTGTTCCAGCTCCGATCTTAATTCATCAATATCTTCCAAAAGAACCAATTTTATTTCTTCCTCATTTTCTTCTTCCAAACTAATATCTTTACTTGATCCGGAATATGATTTAATAACCTCGTCTAAATGCTGATTTTTATTACTATACTGACTGTCTCGATAATCATACCTTTTGGATTTTTCCGGATGTCGAGATGAAGAATGATGATGAGAACTACTTGGTCGAGTTAATCCAGAACCGAAAGATCTGCTTGAATGTTTTGATTTATGAAGATATTTTGGTTCTTCTCTTCTTAGTTTTGGGGAAGAGCGAAGAAGTCGCTCTTCATCACTACCTCCATCGCTCTCAGCT